CCTAGAACCGTCAGTAGTTACATATTGTGAAAAGTCATAGCCGGGATCTGCAGCAATTATAGCCTCATCGACATATTGTTTAGTAGTTAAGCTTCCGCTCAAAGTCGGATAAACACCCCCAACCTCAGCAGTAAATGCCCTTGTACCATCTATTAATGAATATACAGAGTGATTAGGTAAACTTACTACCTGTTCATCTACATACTCTTTAGTCGCAAGATTTCCGCTTGCTGTAGGATAGACACCATCAATTGTGGACGTGAAAGGCCTTGTACCATCCACTATTACATAATCTGAATGATCTACCCCTCCTACACCACTAATTACAGCGTCGTCTACATATTGTTTAGTTGTAAGTTGATAATCTTGTACTGGAGTTACACCACTGATGGTGGTAGAAATGCGCATCTCTGAACCATCAAACCAAAGACTAGAATTATCTCCTGTACCAAAGTACGCTCGTTGATCATCTTTAAGTTTTAAATGCTTACCTTGAAATTTTGCCATTGTTTAATGACCTCCTTATTTTATTCTAAAACAACCCAATCTAACACGTACCCAGTAGCATCCACATCGCCGGAAAATTTTACTGTACATCCTGCGGTAGTTTTATTTCCTACTACATAACTGTATATGGAGGGCTCTAAATCGTTTGTTATTAGATCTATATTAACTTTATAACTTGTGTCACTAAGTGTTGTACCAAAATCAATATATTGTGAAGAAGCTCCAAAGGTTACTGCCTGTTTGCCAGCTATTACACCATAAACTGGTGATGACATATAGTCTGTACCCCATATTTCATAGGTTGCTCTTAAAACATCATCATCCTCTGGCTTTATATGTTTAAGGCTTATTTCATTTGCCCCTGTCATATAAAAATCTTCTGGAGTATGTAAAGCTTGTCCATTAATAAATACACTTATTCTATCAGGCTTATAGTTATACGTTGTTGTATAAGAGGTATTAGAACCATCTCTATTCCCAGATAATACCCCTGCTACTACAACAGTTGTACTATTTATTTGTGTGGCTAATTTTCTCAGTATTATCATATTTTATCCACCAAGTAAGTTCTTTGTTTAAAAATAGCGTAGCTCTGCCGCCCATAAATATGGGCGGCATGGCTACTTTTTAAATAATTATCTGGATATTGTTTCTAATTCTTTAATACGTTTCCTTATAAGCCTACAAAGACTATCTTTACCAGCTCTAGGTCCTGCCTCTTTTAAGGCATACTTCAATAAACGTATATCAGATACTCTTGGTAAAACTTCTCTAGCTTTTCTAACAGGTAATTCTACTATATCAGATATTGCCATATCTTTGGGAACAATATTTACTTCTTTTTCTAATTCTACTTCAGGCTTTACATCATCTATAGTATCTGTAGTATCTTGTTTATTTCCTGGGCCTTCATAGATAATCTTCCATCGAGAGGTATCTCTTAGCTTAACATTACGTAGCCAATGAATAAACTCATCTCCCTCATTCAAACTGTGCTTTTTACCATATTGTTCATAAAGCACATTTAATTCGATTTCCTCTCCAGGACCAACAGCTCTTTTAAAAGCGTGTGCCCAGCCTGGAGATACATTCTTTATACATCCTTTCATAATAACTTCTCCTTTTCTTTTATTTAATCGACCACCTTGTCCTTAAACATAATGTATTCCGCGTTATATATAAGGTCGATTATTATATGTAATATATTGGATGCCCTATGTAGAACTAAGCCTAACAAGAACCATCCAAATAAATTATTGCTGAAAACTATATAAGCTATTAGCCAACCAGTCCATACTGATGTACAATATCCGCAATCTAATAAACCATGTATAAATTTAAATATTTTTATTTTTTTTCTATTAAAGAAAAATTCCCTGACGGGATTAAATATTTCTGATTTTACTACTAGCTCTGTTATAGCTTCAACAGCTATTACTGACAATAAAAACTCTAGTATCATAATTACTCCTACTATAAATAAGCAGGTTACTTTATTTTAATTTATTGTCCATAATACAAACATACCTTGCACCATAGGCAAAGCCACGATGCAAGGTATATTATAATAAACATTATGAACCATAATAAAAAATATTATAGTGAACGGTCAATAATACCCATACCTAACATTCTACTATCCAAACATGCAAACCCTAGCTCTGCCCATCCAAAGAAACCTTGTTTCTGAACACGTAACAGAGTTGGATCATCATGAGCTTCATAGTCTTTTCTAATAGGCATAACTAGTGAATCGTTAGAACCCATATCAAAGCCTAAAATCTGAGTCTCGCCGAGAGTGTTAATAGTACCATCAGCATTTGTTTTGTTAGCATTTTCTATAGTGTATGAATTATAAACATCACCACCATCAGCAATAAACTTACCAAATTCAGAATCGTTAGAATTGATATTATACATACCAGTTGCTCCGAGATGTTGAACCTCGTGCAGTGTAACATTCCAAATTCTTCCCATACCAGCTGCCTGGAAGATTTCTCTTCTGGTAACTGGATCGATGTCTGTATCCGTCCATTCACGAATATCAGCAGCATCTTCAGGAGATACATAAAGATCGGTAAGTGTACGACCGATTCTCTTGAAACCAACGATCATCTTATTGATGAGCTCTTTTGACAGATATCCGGCACCAGTAGATGCTGGGTTGATTTCAAAGATAGGGGCAGGTCTAGAACCTAATAGACCTTTTCCTGAAAAAGACGATGTAGCGGCAGGCATAATTACACGCCACCCACATTCTTCTTCATAATTAGCTAGATCTTTAGCAGCGCGTGCTGCAGCTCTCTGAGGAATATCAATCCTAGAGTCTCTAGCGTATGTAATTTTCCAATCTGCAGAAGCATCGATTGTAAAGGTAGGTACGTATACCTCTTCACCAATACCTTCGATGAAGTTCTGAGCTACATAACCCAAGCCCGGAAGTACCCAAACAGGAATCTCAAAGTCTTCAGCTACAGGATAAACTGCCTGTGCGCCAGGACCTAACCGTTCAACGGCAAACATGCTACGCATGATAGATTCCAATTCGATTTTCTGTAAGATCGGAGTTGTCAAGGCAGCTGCAAAAGCTCTGTATGCTTGCAACCCTTCTGGGGTATTTATTTCAGCAGTAGCTTTAAACAGTTCTTGCATTTCTTTTCTTTCCATAATACAACTCCTCCTATATTAGTTTTGGATATATCATATAAATATATTAATCCAAATAAGTAAATTTTTTTCTTAGACCAGAAGTTTAATTCTGACCGGATACAATGTTGTGTTGTTAATATTAGCAGATGCTTTAGCAGCGCTAACACCTTTAACACATCTAGCTACAGTAACTGTAACACCGGTGATAAACTCACCAGCAGCGTCTGTGCCGTCGGAGCCATTACTTACGTCATTAGTAACCTTGGCTTCGTCAGCAGCAACTCTTAGAGCTGCTCCTGGTACCATAGAAGTAGCGCCTGCTGCGCCACCCTCTGTAGTATAATGTACTGTATCCCAAATACCCAAGTGAGCAACGCCCACTGGAGTAGCCTTGGTACCAGTAATATTACCATTCGCGTCATAAGTCGGCTGAGCAATAACGTCACTAGAACCGAGGTCGCCAGGCATCATAAACCCAGCTGGATGTACCTGATGATATCCAGTTTTAACTTTTTGCATAGAAAAACCGAAAGGTAGAATACCTGTATCACCATGGGCCATCTTACTAACAATAGCTTCCTGATTAGCAGCCGCAGCTTCAAGCTTGACAACAGCACCAGCGTAAGCAACTACGCCCCCAATACCGGTACTGCCGGTACCTGTTTGTGCTTCGTATTGACAAAACTGATTCTCAACTACAGGATGTCTTGGTATAAACATATCCTTTTTCCTCCTTAACCTTCATTTTTATTAGTCAGAGCTGCCGCCATAGCTTTGCCTAGACTTGCATATTTTTGAGTAATTTCTTCAGACGGCTTTATTTCCATATTTAATGCGGCACTTATAGCTGTGCCGGGGCTTATATTAGCGGGTGGGGTTTCTAGTTCTTCATCTTCTTCAGTTGAAGCTTCTTCCTCACCTTCGTCAGAGTTAGAGTCCTCTTCAGCTGCAGCTGCTGCTGCGGCTTCTTCTTCTTTAATTTTCTTAGCAGCTTCTTCTTCAGACTTATCTGAGGCTTCTATTTCTTTCAAAACAGAAGCTCTAACTGCTTCGAGTTCTTCCTTATAAGATGTATAAGTTTCTTCATCCATCTCACGGACTTTTGCTCTTTGTGTCTCAACGTCAGAGCGAATAACTCCTGCTTCTTCAAGCTGTGTCATTCTTTCGTCAGTTGCTTTATCCTTCTTCATTTCATCCAAAGCTTTTTCCGCTTCAGCTACTTTAGTAGTAGCATCTTCAATCTCTGTCTTAGCTGCCTCTAGCTCAGATTCGAGATTGGTTTGCTTTTCTTCAAGTTCAACTACTTTGCTAGCAGAATCTACTAACTCAGTATTTTTACTCTCAAGCGCTTCGGTAAGCTCATCGATGGTGGTTGCCGACTTATTAAGAGCGTCTTCAGTACGAACACGCATGTCAGCTTCTTCTTTCTCAGAAAAGATACTGGTAACTAATGTTTCCACATCTTTCTTTAATTTATCATCCATCAATAAATACCTCCTTGATATTTTTAAATAATAATTTTAAACCAACCTTCGGTCATAAGACCGACTTACAAATTCCTTTTCCAATTTCCAATATATTTTAATAATAAAATTTATTACGGTAAACTTTGTTGTGCGCCAGTATTACCTCTACAATAAATTGAAGAGATATCAGCGTCAGCGCCTAACATATAAAGTACATCAAAATCTACATCAGTGCCTACATTTCCTGATGCTTTAATACTGACTTTGTTTGTGACAGTATCTTTTTCTACCCAAACACGTACCGCACCAGTATCTTCTATAGGTGTGGCACTTACTTTAGCAGACGAGATATCCATTCCGTGGAACTTAACCCCGCTGGCTAAAACAAGCGTGTCTGTACCATTTGCTACTGTGACTGTCTCTGACCAAATAAATGGATAAGAGTGGTTGTTGCCCATATTTCTATAGACAAGAGCCATATTATCATCACCCTTAATACTAGTAAGTTTAGGGGTGCTTGACAGAGTCCCAGTCTGAGCTTGCCATTTACTCATAGTTACTTCCTCCTTTTAAACTTTATAGATATTTTTTTGCTTTGTTTAGTGAAGCGTGTAGCTCTACTACCAAATTACTTCTAACATCTTTATTTTCTTTCTGCTTAATAAGCTTTTTAATACAAGCATTTGCTACTTTTGTTACATCTTTGTTCCTTAGACAACCCGTATCAGTAGTATCTCGTGAAAAAGAAGTACATGCCTTCTCGTAAAGGGCACACCAATCTGTGTGAACAACGTTACTACTGACATCCTTTAATGTTGTATCAATTACTTCTTTCTTGTAACTGACACAAATACCTGTTGTGTCTTTATATTCCAAAGCTGACTCCTCTACGTTATTATCCTCTATATTTGAAGAGGTTACATTATTATTGGGGCTCTTTGTAATATCTAACACATCGTAATCCAGTACCAAAGTATTTTTTTCTTCTTCCTTTTGAGCGGTCTCAAGTATTACAGATGGCGGATTAGCAGGGTTCTTTACAATACCACACCCTGAGAAACACACATCGCGTAACACTCTAGCAACAACCCCTTCAGCAACAGCTTTTCCTTTCTTTATAACTCTTGCTACCTTTCCCATCGCTTCGTCTACTGTACTTTCTGTAATTCCTAGAGCCTCAGCATCCTTACGATCAATTATTAAATTACCAATTTTTAAATCATAACTTTGATAGTAAGCTTCCATACTTACTTTCCACTTATTAGCAGCTACTTCTTCAGCAATATCAGGGAAACGATTCTTATATATAATACCTGCTATTACTATATGCATTTCTTTATCATCTAATGAAGCAGTTTCCATAGAAGCTAATTCATTAGCATTCAACTTATTCCCTTTAATATCAATAAAGGCACAATCATATATATGCCCGATTATCTCATCCTCTTTATGCTCTACATCTAAAGCTTTTGAAGAAACAGTATCCCTAGCGGCAACTAACTCTGATCCTAAGAAATGAGCATGATTCAAGTTTGTACCAGTAGATACATATATAGCAGTGAAGTATTGTAAATCCATTTGTTTATCTGTGGGTAGCTCAATAACAGCGGCAGCGGCCTTTCTCATTGTTGCTGTTTCGCTCTGTAATTCTATCTCTGCTACAAGTTCAATTTTGTATTCTTCTGTGTTCACGATAATCCCCCTTTAAAATTACAACCATCTATAACTACTATAGTTAGTTTATTTATTTGTATTTCTTCCTTTACTTAGCTCTGTAACAAACTGTATAAATGTTGCCT